GCTAACCCAAATCAGAAAGCGGGTGGGGAAAAACAACTGGCCGCCACCGGGGAGAACCCGTGGCCACCAGCGGGGAGAACTACTGGCCGCCTACGGGGAGAACTTCGTGGCCATTGACACGGAAGATCGCTGAGGTTCTCAAGTTCGATCGAAATACGACGAAGGTCCCCTTGATTCTTCGTGTACGACACGATCTGAACGAGTCGCGCCTGGTCCGCTCGCCGCGCCGTGTCTTGCTCATGGCGTAGCTGCTCTTCCCTCGCGAAGCGGCGACTGTCGCGGATTGCCACGAACAGCGCTACGCCGACGCCGATCGTCGTGAAGATAGCGCCGATCGGAGCCACTGCAGCGGCAAATACCTGCAGTTCGTCGGAAACCGGACTCACTGCATGCGGTTTCGTCGGTTTCCGGGCGAGACAGGTCACAAGAACGATCAACGCGACACCGACACATACCGCTGGGATCCACAAATTTCGTTTCAACGTTTTCACGCCTGAATCATGCCCCGCCGAGACGCCGGCAGGCGCACTACGCGCGAACTGAGGTGATCAGCCGTGGCCATTGCCGGTCGAAAGCCCAAAGCCGAAGGTCAGCGCGTCAATCGTCATGCGCTCAAACACGACTGGACCGACGTCAAGGACATCCCGTTCGCAGACGCTCCGAAGCTTCCCTCGAAGCGGCTGCAGGGCAAGTCCTGGCCGACACTTACTCGCCGGTGGTGGAAAGCGATCTCGACGATGCCGCACTGCGTGCTGTGGTCGGATTCGGATTGGCAGTACGCCATCGATACCGCGCTCATCGCAGCAGAGTTCCACGACGGCGACGTCAAGGCCGCCGCCGAACTCCGTGCCCGAGAGAAGTTGCTGGGCAACACGGTCGAGCATCGCCGCGACATGCGGATCCGGTACATCGACCCGGATGCAGCCGAGGCTTCTCCGCTGATCGAAGACGAGGACACCCCCTCGGCCGGCGTAGCGCAGATGGAGGACTACCGAAATGTCCTCTGATCTCGACACTCTCCCTGGATATTGGATCGATCCATCCGGTGCGTGGCGCACGATCCCCTGGCCTGGCGATCCATCGAAGGAATGGAATCACCCCGATCGGCTCGCGGAACTGCCCGAGGTTTCGCTTGGTCCCGCGCTGATCCGGTTCGCCGAGAAGTGGTTCGTCAATCCCACCACTGGGCAACGCTGGAAATTCACGCCTGGGCAGAAGATGTTCGTGATCCTCGCCTACGCCGTCGATCCGAAAACCGGCCGCTGGCTGTATCGTTCGGCGGTCAAACGAGGCTCGAAGGGAACCGGCAAAGACCCGTTCGGTGGCTGCATCTGCCTGCTCGAGCTCATCGGGCCTTCGCAGATCGGTCGGGACGGCTCCGGCCGCATCATCGGTATTCGCCACCGACTCCCGCTCGTGCAGATCGCTGCGAACTCCGAGGCCCAGGCCAAAGACGTGCTGCGGGTCGCGAATGCGATGCTCCCCAGTGCAACGCGCGAGGAGTTCGGCCTCGACTGCGGCGACACTCGCACGACGGTGAATCAGGGCGGCCGGATGGAGCTGCTGACCTCCTCGCAGAAGACCGCCGAGGGTGACCCGGCGACGCACATCATGCTCAACGAGTCGCACCACATGACCGAGAGCAATGGCGGGCACCAGGTCGCCGCGGTTGCACGGCGCAACGTCGGAAAGTCGCCGGCATCGATTCAGGCGCGAGTGTTCGAGTACACCAACGCCCATCAGATGGGCAGCGACTCGGTTGCCGAGCTCTCGTTCGAGGCGTGGCAGGCTCAGCAGCATCCGAACGCCAAGCGGCGCGACATCTTGTACGACTCGATCGAAGCGCCGCCGGATACGGACATCACCGACGACGAATCACTGCGCGCAGGTCTCGCTGCCGCCTACATGGATGCGGACTGGGCGGATCTCGATCGCCTCGAAAGTGAAGTCCTCGACTCGCGTACGACCGTCGCGGACACGATTCGGTTCTACCTCAACGGGTTGGCCGCCGCGGCCGACGCATGGGTGGATCCGCGCAAGTTCGACGATCTCGCTCGTTCAAGCATGCGGCTCGAGCCCGGCGACCAGATCGCCATGTTCCTCGACTGCTCGAAATCCGAAGATGCGACCGGCCTCGTCGCCGCCCGCCTCTCGGACGGATTCGTGCAGACGATCGACATGTGGGCCAAGACCCCAGGCTGGGACGTCAAGAAACAGGGGCCGTTCCGCGTCAAACGAGACGAGGTCGACGACGTCGTTCGCCGCACCTTCGACCGCTACAAAGTCGTGTGGTTCGGCGTGGACCCCTCGCCCGCCAAGGATGACGAGGACGAAGCTCTGTACTGGATCAACCTGATCGATGACTGGCATCGCGACTTCAGGAAGAAGCTCAAGCTCTGGGCGACTCCTGGCGAGCAGGGCCACTCGGTCAAGTTTGACATGCGTCTCTCGCAGCGCGGCGGCGTGATCCGAAATCAGAAGTTCACCGAGCAGGCCGAACTCACCGTGAAGATGATCGACGACGACGGCACGCTGCTCCACGACGGAGATCCGCGACTGCGCAAGCACGTCCACGCAGCGAAGATGCGCCCGAACAAGTGGGGCGACTCCCTCGGCAAGAAGTCCCGCGACTCCGGCGAACTGGTCGACCTCGCAGTCTGCATGGTCGGCGCACTCCTCGGTCGACGCCTCGCACTCAACAGCAACAAGGTCCGCACATCCAGCGGAACGGGAAGGGTTTTGGTGTTGTCGTAATGAATGTTCCCCTTCTCGGCGGCGCGATCAGCCCTGTCACGCTCACGTCGGGCACTCAGATCCCCGATTTGAAGCCCGACGAGCAGAACACGCTCGACAAACTGATCCGGCAGTACATGAAGAAGCTGGCCCGCAACAAGATTCGCCAGACGTACTACGACTCGAAGAATCTGATCAAGGATCTCGGCATCGCCATTCCTCCGGAGATGGTGAACATCGAGATGGTTCTCGGCTGGCCTGCCAAAGCTGTCGACGGACTCGCGCGGCGCAACAAGATGGACGGCTTCGTCATCCCCGGCGGCTCCTCGCTGGAAATGGGCATCGACTCCATGTGGAACGCGAACGACATGGACATCGAAGCGCCCCAAGCTCATACGTCCGCCTACATCCACAGCTGTGCATTCGTGGCCACTACCAAAGGCGACGTCGCATCCGGCGAGCCTGATGTCCTGATCACCACTCGATCGGCGATGTCGGGAACGGCGCTGTGGGATCGTCGACGGCGCCGACTCTCAGCTCACCTGGCGATCGTCGACACCTCGGAGGACGGAACCCCCACCGTCTTAATGATGTACTTGCCCGACGTCGTAATCACGATGACCCGCTTTACTCTCGGGTGGAAGGTCGAGCGTCGCAAGCACTCCCTCGGCCGACTCCCCGTCGAACTGCTGGTGCACAAGCCGAATCTCGAGCGCCCGTTCGGCGCCTCGCGGATCTCTCGCCCGGTCATGGGGCTCGCCGACGCCGCCCTGCGCACCGCGGTGCGTATGGAGGTTTCGGCCGAGTTCTACTCCTCACCGCAGCGGTGGATCATGGGCGCCGACGAGTCGATGTTCATGGACGCCGAGGGCAACCTCAAGACTCAGTGGCAGGCGATCATGGGCCGCCTCTGGGCAGCCGGACGAACAGAAGAAGGTGACCTCCCTGAGGTCGGCACCTTCGCCGCGGCGTCTCCGCAACCGCATTCGGACCAACTTCGGACGCTGGCAACGCAATTCTCGGGTGAGACATCGATCCCGGTCGGCTCCCTCGGTGTCATCCAGGAGAATGCATCTTCCGCTGAGGCGATCCACGCCATGAAAGAGGATCTGCTCATTGAGGCCGAGTACTGCAATCAGGTGTTCGGTACAACCTGGGTCCGAGCCATTCTGACTGGTCTGCAGATCCGTGAGAATCGCGACGTCATCCCGGATGATTGGCGACGGTTGCGGACCAAGTGGCGCAACCCGGCCACGATGTCGCAGTCCTCGGCCGGCGACTTCGCCCTCAAGATCATCCAGGCGTACCCGAAGCTGCAGGAATCGGCAGTCGGCCTGGAAATGATGGGCTGGGACGAAACCACGGTCGCGCGCGCAATGGAAGACATGCGCAAAGCCTCACTCGCAGGACGAGTCGACGGAATCCTCAACGCCGCACGGCAGGTTGGAGACCCCAACGTGATCGAGATGGCAAGTAGGCGAACGCCTGCGGAGGACATTCCCGATGCCCCCGCTCAGTGACCAACGCGAGATCCTCGAGAACCTGAACCTACTGGCCGTCCGCGACGTCACTGATCTGTGGCGCGGCGCCTCGGCAATGGATCTGTCCACCGACGAGTTCCGCCAAACGATCGTCACCGCAACACCCGAGGTGCTCACTCCGTACGCCTCGACCGCGGCGGACCTGTCTGCGCAGTGGTACGACGATGCCGCGCCCGAATTGCCCTACCGTGCAACCCCTGCCGCGATCGCCGCTACCGAACAGATAGCGGCATCCACATCCTGGGCGCTGTACGCAACAGGAGAGCTCGCCCTCGGGCGACTCGCAGGACTCGCGCAGCGGACGATCTTCAACGCCAACCGGGCAACGATCGTCGACAACGCCCGACGAGAAACCGGCGCCACCTGGGCACGGCACGCCTCGGCGACTGCCTGCGCCTTCTGTCGCATGCTCGCCACCCGAGGCGCGGTCTACTCGTCAAAGGGTGCGTCGGTGTCGGCCGAAGGTCGCGGCCGCTACCACGACCACTGTCACTGCATGGCGGTCATGGTTCGCCCCGGCACAACGTACGAGCCTCCGGCCTACGTCGAGGAATGGGAAAAGGAATACCGCGACGCTGTCAGGGCAACGCCGAAACTCGGCGAACACGGCGCCATCGACACCAAGGCCGTGCTCGCACACATGCGAGCTGGTGAGACTGCCAGCAAGGCGGCACCGAACCCGAAAGCCGCAACAGGTGGAGCCAAACCGCCGATCAAACCGCCAACCGGTGGACAGGCTGTATCCGGCGCGGCTGACGATCGGTCCTGGCGAGTCCCTGACGACCAGGTTCCCGAGGCCTACCCCGAGTTGGTTCGCGGTGACGGTCAGGTCCATTTCTCACCGCGGGATCGCCCCGACGTCGAAACCAAACGCGAGCACATCATCAGGGGAGACAAAAACGGCGGTGGCCACGGTGACGGCGCTGGCATGGGCAAATCGGAGTTCACCGGGTGGACCGAAGAGCAGGTCATGGCGGCAGTCGATCTGACTCTCGCCGCTCCGCACTCGGTCACGCGGGAAGGCTCGACGCTCTACTTCCGGCGCGTGGTCAACGGCACGCCAGTGGAAGCGCGCGTGGCGGCGCGTAAGCCGACACCAACGCTGCGAACCGCCTATCCGAACTGGGACGCCCTTAAATCAATCGCCAAGGGCGAGGGTGAACTATTGTGGGGAGCATGAACAGCGTGAAGGAACTCGCCGATGCCCTCGTGGCGGATGGTAGGTACTTCCCGTCTCGTGGCGACGGGGACACTCCGCTCGGCACATACCATGCCGGCGAGTATCAGCTCACCGTCGTAGATGCCTTCGAGACTGCGGCTGAACAGGGCATCCCCGTTTCTCACGAGTTCCAACAGGCGGCTCTTGATCTGATCGTCAACCGCCCGGACGCAGACGAACTGGACGTCGAGGATCTCACCCTCGCGCTCGAGCAAATCAGGACGAATAACGCCGCTTAGCAACACCGACATCGCAAAGGCCCCGTGAGCATTCCGCTCCGGGGCCTTTGTCATGCCCGGATGAAGCCCGGGCTCCACATTCCCCCAGCGCCGCACGGCGCTGACCTATCCCGCACGGGAGCAAAAATGCAACACACTCGATCAGCACGACTCGGATTCACCACCTCGGCGGTCGACCTTTTCGGTCCGGCCGGATCACGCGCCGCACGGCGCCATCCTCGCCGCGATCCTGACCCCCAGGCTCATCCTCAAGCGCCGGCCGCCACACCGCCTGCACCCGCAGATCCGGCGACACTGCCGGCCCCTGCCTCGACACCCACATCCGCCGGTCCTGCACAGGACGAGTGGGCAACTCTGTTCGAGGGCAAGACACCGGCCGAAGTCAAAGCGGCCATGGACGAATCGCGCAAGTGGGAAACGCGCGCGAAGGGCAACAAGGCCAAGGCCGACAAGTATGACCAGTTCGTCGCCGGAATTACTGGCGGAGACAACCCGGCCACGCCACCTGATCCGGCCAAGCTCTCCACTGACCTCACCGCTGCACAGCGAGGGGAACGTGAAGCCCGAATCGAGAATGCCATCCTGCGCCACGCAACAAGTGCGGAGGCAAATGCCAACTCGCTGATCGACTCCCGCTCGTTTATGGCGAAGATCGAATCACTCGACCTCGATCCGGCCGCCGCTGATTTCGCCGACAAGATCAAGGCCGAAATCACCACCGCGGTCACCGCCAACCCGTCGCTGAAGATAACCGCCCCGGTCAGTGTCGGCGTCGTCGTGCCCGGCGAGGGAAACACCCCCGCCAACACTCCTGATCTCGACGCGCAGATCGCCGCGGCAACCAAAGCGGGCGACATCCACAAGGCAATGGCGCTCAAGTCTCAAAAGCTCCAAGCCGCAAGCAAATAAGCCCCGCCCGATCCATTCGGGCATCAGTGAAAGGACACTCTCATGCCCGGAATTACCGGAATGGGGACCACCTACAATCTCCCGAACTACGTCGGCGAGCTCTTCCAGCTCTCCACCGAAGACACACCGTTCCTGTCCGCGATCGGCGGACTAACCGGCGGAGAAAACACCGGCTCCACGATCTTCACCTGGCAGACCACCGACCTGCGCGACGCCGACGCAACCCGTCAGCGCCTCGAAGGAGACGACGCACCTGCAGCGAACGGCCGCAACCGCATCCCTGGAAACAACGTGCTCGAGATCCACCAGGAACAGGTCTCGGTCTCGTACACCAAGCAGGGAGCCACTCGTCAGCTCGCAGGCACCGACCCGATGCAGGCCGGAGTCCAGCCCGTCACCGACGAGCTCACCTTCCAGACCGCCGCGGAAATCAAGTCGATCGCCCGCGACGTCGAGAAGTCGTTCATCATCGGCACCTACAACCTGCCGACCGACAACACGACCAAGCGCCGCACCCGAGGCATCCTCGAAGCCATCACCTCGAACGTGGTCACCAACAGCACCGCGGCCGCGCTGACCGAGACAATGCTCCTCGACCTCATGCAGCTCGCCTGGGAGAACGGCGGCATCCAGGAATCGGAGACTCGCACGGTGATCGTCGGCGCCAAGCAGAAGCGCGCACTGACGAAGATCTTCATCGACGGCAAGGGCTACCGGGAATCAACCCGAAACGTGGGCGGCGTGAACCTGCAGACCTTCGAGACCGACTTCGGACGCTGCAACATCATGCTCAACCGCTACATGCCGGCCACGCAGCTCGCTGTCGTCTCCCTCGAAGAGTGCGCACCGCGATTCCTCGAGATCCCCGGCAAGGGGCACTTCTTCGCCGAACCACTGGCCAAGACCGGCGCGTCCGAGAAAGTTCAGCTCTACGGCGAGATCGGACTCAAGTACGGCAACCAGCTCAAGCATGCCAAGCTGACCGGACTGCTCTGATGGTGGCCGTGCGCTCGACGCGCTTCCCCCAGCTGATCGTCTTCGACCTTGGCGTCCGCTTCGTCGACGGCGTCGCCGAAATCACCGACAAGAAGACCCTCGACGCACTCGCCTCCATCGACGGCATCGAAGTTCCCGAGCAGCCCAGGGCGCAGACCGCAGCCGAGAAGGCCAAGGCCAAGAAGGACGCTGAGGCTCAGGCGAAAGCGGACGCCGAAGCCGAGAAGGTCGCACTCGAAGCCTGGCTCGCCGCCGAAGCCCAGTGGACCGCAGAGCAGGCCGCGGCCACCAACGACGAGAAGTGAGGTAGACGCATGGGGCCGGTAGCCATCGACATCGAGGAAGATCTCGCGCCGTTCGTCGCGAACATCGACGAGAAAAAGGCTCGAGCAATGATCGACTCGACTATCGCGATGGCGTCGGCCCCATGGATCGCCCCGTGCATCGTCGAGAACGACTTCAAATACCCAGCGCAAGCGAAAGTCATTCTCGTTGGCGCGATCCTGCGGTGGAACGACGTCGGATCAGGTGCCATCACGCAGGTATCCGCCGGCCCATTTCAGCAGACGATCGACAACCGGTCCGAACGCAAACGCATGTTCTGGCCATCGGAAATCGTCGACCTTCAACGCCTCTGCGGATCGGCTCGCACAGGCCGGGCCTTCACGATCGACACCACTCCCCCGAGAAGTGATGCCTGATGGCTGAATTCTCGTGCACCCTGCCGATCAACTACCGCCGCAAGATCGCCTCGACCGAGTCCAGCCCACGAGGCAACGCGGTCGAGAAGCATGACGACGCCGAACTTCAGCTCGTTCACCTCTGGTATCCCAGCGAAGTCGCAGCGCCAACCGACGGGCACGCCGAGCGCATCGCCTTCGATGCAACCTGCTACCCGCCAACGGATCTCGGCGTCAAAGTCGGCGACCGAATCGAACTACCCGGCGAAGGCTGGTTCCGCGTCGTCGCTGTCTCGAACTACGACAACAATCCGTACTTCGTTCCCGGCATCGTGGACGTCAAACTTCGAAGGGTGGACGGATGAGTGACACCGTCGTACTCGTCCGGCATATCGGCGGCGAAACTGTCTACGACACCACAACGTTCGTCACCGAAAACGGAACCGGAGTACTGCTGATCTACTCCGACCCCTCAAAGCGAACACTCCTCGCGGCCTACAACCCGCAAGCCTGGATCGCTGCCGAGTTCGTGGAGAAGGTGATCGACGATGACGCAGCCGAGGATGCAGTGGAAGCCGAACGCTCTCTATGACGTCCGGCGATCCGGCCCGGTCATTGCCGCCGTAGACGGGCTCGCATCCCGCATGGCCGCGGCTGCCGGAGATGGATTCGAATGGTCCTCCATGCAGGGTGCCCGTCGACCGCAGGGACGTTGGCGCGCGATCGTCTATGCCAAGACGTACGCGGCCCGCAGGAAGAACGCCAACGAGAACACACTGGTGCGAGTCCTCGGGAGCGTGCGATGAACAACCTGATCGTCCCCGCGTCCGCTGAAACCGTTCTCGCAACACTCATCCGGGAGCAGATGCCTGATCACCTCGACGTGTGGGTTGGGACTGAGACCCCCAACCCTCGCGTCAATCCCGGACACACGCTCAAGGTCCGCGTCTCCCGCACCCCGGGCGGCGGGATGGCAACGCACGGCCAAACAGATCACGTCTTCGCGCTGCTCGAATGCTGGGCAGACACCGAAGACGAAGCTGACGACCTCGCCGCGGTCGTTCGCGCGATCATGCGAGCCTCTCGCAGCCGAACGGTTCTGGGCACGTTCATTCGGTCATGGAAAGAGAACTCCGGGCCGTATCGATGGCCCGACGAATCCGGCCAGGAGCGCTACCAATTCACCGGCGAGCTACTCCTGAAAATCAGCTGACCTCAACACATCCCCACCTTTCAAGGCCCGGTGCAACGAACCCTGAAAGGGCACGAATCATGGTTGACACCAGCACGAAGACGTACGTCGCCAACCCTCCGCTCGACAGCGGCGTACTCCACTCCGCCAAGCTCGGAACCACCCTCCCGACGACCACATACGAGGAACTCGACCCCGAATTCCTCGCCAACGACTACGGCGAGATCGGCGACTCCGGCTTCTCCATCAACCGCACACAGACCAAGACGAAGATCCGCAAGTTCGGCGGCGGCGTCTCTCGCGTGGTCACCACCGAGACCGACAACACGGTCAAGATCACGCTCAACGACGCCAACGATCCCGTTGTCCTGCGGGCGATCAACGGCGCATCAAACGTCAAGGTTCACGATCCCGACGAGCACGGCCGGCAGATCACGGTCTACCAGACCGACGACACGCTGCCGATCGAATCGTGGGTCATCGACTCGATCGACGGCGAGACGGCAAAGCGTCACGTCATCGAAAAGGGCCAGATCTACGAGGTCGCCGAGGTGCAGAACGTCCACACGGCACTCACGCAGTACCAGATCACGATCCAGGTGTACGAGTCTGAGACGAACGCACGCCGAGGTGTCAACGTCGTCGAAATCATCAACGACGCCACCAAGGCCGTGGTCGGCCCGCTCGCAATCACCACGACCTCGCTGCCCGCTGGCAAGGTCGGCGATGCCTACGAGCAGACCCTGACCTCCTCAGGTGGCACCGGCGCGAAGACCTGGACCAAGACGGGAACTCTCCCTGCAGGTCTCACGCTCTCGCCCGCCGGCGTCCTGTCCGGCACCCCCACCGCGGCCGGTACCCCGTCGATCACATTCAAGGTCACCGACTCCGCTACCCCGGCAGTCGAAGTGACCAAGGCGATCGTCGTCACCGTCACCGCCTGATGAGCCCACCCGGCAGGGGTTGATTCACACCCCACTGCACCGGGCCGCCCTTGCCGGGTGGCCTCCACGGCCCGGTCGCATTTCTCCCATTGGAACAACTGAAAGGCCTGGTGCAATGGCTGGCTTCGTCTACAACCCCGCAGAGTTCAAGAAGTTCAAGGTCGACATCGTCGACAGTGGAAAGACCATCTCGTACGAACTCCCGCTCGTCAGTCACATTCCTCCCGAGGTGACCGACTACGCCGACGCGATGATCGTTCAGCGCACCAATGAGGTGCAGAAAGTCCGCGACGCCCGCAATGAGAAGCGGCTGCCCATCGTCGGCGCCGATCCCGAAACCGCCTACCCGACCAACCTCGACGCCCTGATGTGGATGCTCGAGATGATCGAACCGGACCTAGCAACCCACATCGCGAAGTGGCCCTACGGCGCCCGGAGCGAGCTCTGGGAACAGTGGCAAGAGGCCTCGAAGATTTCGGTGGAAAAATCCGAAGCCTCCTCCGACTCCTCCGGCGCGACGGAGTAGAGGGGGCGGTCCGCTCCGACCTGCTGGCGATCGGTAGGTCACTGGACGAACTCGGACGCACGCTGTCCTGGCTGGACTTCGACGCCTGGTTGTCGAACCTGCCCGGACGCAGCGCATACCGCCGTCTTGTCGACCCAATGGGTATCTTCACTGACGTCGAGTCCGACATCCAACTCAACCTCACCGACGAAATCCGCAAGTTACGTGCGGAACTCAGAGGCGAAAATCCAGTCGAGTTGACCCCCATTGTCGACCAGATACGTCAAGCCTTCGCTCAACGTGAAGCCGTGAAGCAGGAATCGACCGAGAACGTCACCGACATTCGAACCCGGAAACCTGTTGTGCCGCATCACACGGCCGAGCGAAAACCGAGCAATGCACGCGATCGGATTGCGCAGGCCCAGGCTCGCGCACGCGCCGCCAACCAATAGTCACCACACGAAACGACCGCCCGAGGCATCTGTCGCGGGCGGTCGTTTCGCATATCTGAAGGAGGTGAATCCCATTGACCGAGTTGGGGGTTGGCTACCTTTCGATCGTTGCGGACACCAGCAAGATTCCCGGGCAGGTTAATGCAGCGCTCGGTGGCGCGCAGGCATCTGCAACCAGCACTGGCAAATCCATGGGATCGAAAATCGCCAGTGGTCTCAGCGCAACACTCAAGGGTGGAGCAGTTGCCGCCGGTGCAGTTGCCGCAACAGCGCTCACCCTCGGCATGCAGCGTGTTACGGCGATCGACGACGCCAAGGGCAAGCTCGCCGGTCTCGGGCACACCGCCGAAGGTGTCACCACCATCATGGATTCCGCCCTGGCATCCGTGAAGGGCACGGCATTCGGAATGGGCGACGCGGCAACGATCGCAGCCTCCGCAGTGGCCGCCGGCATCAAGCCCGGACAGGAGCTGACCAAGTACCTCAGCCTGACCGGAGACGCCGCCACGATCGCGGGGTCCTCACTCGAGGAAATGGGCTCGATCTTCAACAAGGTCCAGACCTCCGGCAAGGCGTACACCGACAACCTCAATCAGCTCTCCGACCGCGGCATTCCCATATTCCAGTGGCTCGCCGACGAATATGGCGTCACGCAGGACGCCCTGTCGAAAATGGTCAAGGAAGGCAAGGTCGACGCCGAGACCTTTAACAAGGTCATCGAAGAAAACATCGGTGGCGCCGCTCTCGAATCCGGCAAGACACTCCGCGGCTCATTCGCGAACATGAAGGCTGCTCTCGGTCGCGCCGGCGCCGAAGTCATCACCCCATTTCTGCCGATGATGAAAGCCGGACTCGCCAAGGTCACGGAGTACACGGACAAGGTTGCGCCTGTACTCAAGGCTGGTGCCACGAAGGTCGCATCTGGACTGACGGACATGGGTCGGGCATTCCAATCCTCGGGCGCGTCCATCGACGGTCCGGCGAACAAAATGGAGAAGTTCGGCGTCAAGGCCCGCCAAGTCGCGGACGGACTCAAAGGTGTTTGGTCGATCCTTGCGGACGGCAAGTTCACTGGAAGTGCAACAACATTCGGATTGTCGGAAGACTCGAAGGCTGTCGACATCCTGTTCAAGATCCGCGAAACCGCTATCGGCGTCAAAGACATCCTCTTCAAAGGTGACTACACGAACCCGATCTGGGGACAGCTCGAGGATTCCAAAGCCGTCGACGTCCTCTTCCGAATTCGGGAAGGCGCGCAAGCACTCTGGGACGCCATAAAGTCGCCATCCGGTGAGAAGTTCACGACGTTTCTCGACACAGTCAAGGGCACCGGCGGCGAGGCTGCAGGCGCGATGGGCAAGGTCGAAACCGGGGCGAGCACGCTCACGGGTGCCCTGAAGTCCGTCGGTGCTGCAGCGGCAGGTGGGGCCACAGCCCTTATTGGGCTCGGCGGCGACACGGCAACCGTCGCAGTCGCAGGCATCAAAGCCCTCGGGTCAGTAATGGGATTCTTTGCCGACCACACCGGGCTCGCCACCGCCGCCCTAGCCGGGCTCGCTGCAGCATTTGCGATCTCACAGACTGCCCAGACGGCATTCCACCTCTCGCGGGTTGCGAATGCGATCATGATGCCCGCCCAGATGCTGGTCCAGCGTCAGTTGACCGCAGCGTTGGTTGCTCACACTGCAGCGCTGGGTCGACACACAGCGGTCGATACGGCCGCTACAGCCACGACCCTGCGTGGAGCCGCGGCTGAGCGCATTCGTGCCGCGGCCACAAGCATCAGCAGTGCCGCGACCGTGTCAGCCACTTCCACTCTCGGGGCATATGCGGCCGCCCAGCGCGCAGCGGCCACACAGTCTGGAGTGTTCGTCGGCGGGATGCGTCAGGCCGCTGCGGGAGCCGCTACGTTCGCCGGGCGCATTCAGGGTGTCACTAGCGGGGCTTTGAACGGAATGCGGTCAGGCTTGCAGCGGGTCGGGTCAATGCTCGGTCCGGGTGGCCTATTCACGGTCGGGCTCATGGCCGGCGCTGTGGCCATCGGCGCTTTCATCTCGGCGTCAAACACGATGGATCGCAACCTCGAAGAAAGCCGCAACTCCGCTGCCAAGTACGCGAAGTCGATGGTCGACTTCCGCTCTCAGCTGAACGACGCCTTTATGGAGTCTGGCGGCACAGTGAACACCGGCGTCAAGTCGGCCGTATCCAGCCAGATCCAAGCTGTCGAGGACGACCTTGATGCCGCTGCGAAGCGCATGCCCAGCAAGATGGGGTACGTCACGTCCTTCGTAAACGAGGTATTCGGACTCGACCGCAACAATCAGCTCAGTGACGCAATGGGATTGGCGGATGCAGCCAAGGACGCAGAGAAGGCCCAGTCTGCGCTCGACTCACTGAACCTGAGCCAGAAGGATATGGCAAACGCCGTAACTGGAACCGAGGCTCAGTGGCGGCGATTCTCTACCGCACTGAAAAATACTGGCCCCGACGGTGAAATCGCCCTGGCGAAGTTTGCCGACATGCGAGCCGAGTTCATCGAGTCACAGTCCACAGCAGGTCAATTCAAAGCGGCGCTTGACGACATCAACTCTGGCGCAGTCTCGGCCGCATCCGGCGTGGACGGTCTTACGGCCGCCATGAATCGCCAACTGAAAGATTCGATGACGCTGGAGGATGCACAAGCAAATGCAACACTGACTCTCGACCGATTCGCCCAGGCACTGAAGAACACAGGCTCTGAGGCGTTTCTCGCTTCAGGGCAACTCGACCTGAGCACGAAGTCTGGTGCCACCCTGCATGGGGAGATGCAGAACGTCGCGTCTGCGTTCTTCCAGGCTGGATCTGCCGCGAAACAGCATGCGGTAGAGGCAAAGATGAGCAGTGGAGAGGCTGCTGATGCTGTCGAGGCTGCAGGGCAGCGTATCGTCGACGACTTCATTCGCCAGTATGTGGAGGCTGGCAGAACTGAGGATCAGGCTCGCGCAGTTCTGGCTCAGTACGGTCTGTTTCCAAAGGAACTGCCGACCAAGATCTCGCTGACTGGCGCCGACGAGGCGCAGGCTGCAATCAACAACTTCATAGCCGCAAATCAGGATCGAAAGATCCTTGTGGACATCGTCCAGAATGTCGTCGCCCCACCGAGCGGCCCATCAATGCCAACCACTCTTGGCGAAATGTACGGGGTCCCCGGCGGATACACCGGCATGCGGGTTCCTGGCTACGAGGGTGGCGGGAAGCTACCCACCACCGGGCCCGGAACCGACACGGTGGATGGCATTCTCGCCGTCGACTCGTGGGGCATTCCAACCGCGCGCGTCAACCGGGGCGAGTGGGTAATCAATGACCGCTCGTCCGAGAGATACCACCGCGAACTCGCGTCGATCAACGCAGGCACGTTCCCGAAATTGCCTGGTTATGAGACGGGCGGCGTTGTCGGTAGCCGAGATCTGACCAACTTCGTTACCGGCCGCATGCCTGGCGTGAAGCCACTGACCGGCGATCCGTACGTGTTCGGCGGGATCAACTGGGGCGACTGCTCGGCAGCAATGTCGGCGATCGCTCGCTTCGCCGTTGGACTCGCACCATTTGCAGCTCGGTTCGCAACAGGAAACATGGGCGCAGCACTCGCGGGCATGGGCTTCCTGTCGGGGCGCGGCAATCCGGGAAGTTTGCGATTCGGCTGGTACAACGGCGGACCGTATGGCGGCCACACTGCCGGAACCTTGCCTGACGGAACCAATGTCGAGATGGGTGGCAGTTACGGCGGCGGAATGGTCGGCGGATCGGTCGGTTCGAATCACTCGAGCTTCACTGATCATGCCTACTTGCCTATTACGGCCAGCAGTCCGCAGCGGCAGCGGGTACGGGAGGAGTGGACCGAGAAGCAGCAGATCGAACTCCAGGCCGCTGAAATTGCGCTCCGCAAGGCTGAAGAGAAGCGCACCGAGGTAGAGGAGGCGGTCGCCAAGGGTGAGAAGACTCAGACCGACCTTGCCGACGCGAACAACAAGGTCGACAAGGCGCAGAGCAAACTCACTGAGCTGCAACGCAAGAAGGATGGCGTTCTCAGTGGTGAGAGCAACGCACCGGCACCTCAGGCGCCTGCGCTCTCCCGGATGTTCACCGACGCCGAGGTAGAGCGAATCGACGCTCAGCTCGCTGTGCAGTCTGCGAACGAGCGTCGTAATGAGGTCTACGACAATCCCGAGTCAAGTGATTACGACATCGACAAGGCCGACGCCGAGCTTTACCAGGCGGAGAAGGCGTTGCGCGAGCTCGGCATGCCGAAGGCTGGTGACGGACCGACGACTTGGTCCGGCATTGCTGGAGACTTCGCTAAGAATGCAGTCTCCGGCCTTGTTTCTGACGCGTTGGGCGTCTTCGGAATCCCGGACGAACTTCCGCCTGCCGTTCAGGCGCTGCAGATGTTCGAGAAGGCGCAGCAGACCCAGGCGCCCTACCTGATCGAACCGTCCGCCGATCAGCGGGCAATGGGCGCGCAGGTCACCACCTCGCCGTCGATGATCGCCCAAGACAGCCCGGCGATCTACAACCCTGCCGAAGGTATTGCACGGTGGGGCGATTCGGTCGCGCAGGGGCAAGACGGCGTTGCTGCACTTCTCGAAGAGATTGAGCGAATCCGCACTGGCAACCGTTTCGCCAAAGGTGGTCCGGTTGGTGGTCCGGGTGGTACCGACAACGTGCCTGCGTGGCTTACCAAGCGCGAGTTCGTCGTCAATGCGCTCGATGCGAACGCCGGCGAGAATCCGGCGATCTTGCAGGCCATGAACAACGGCGCACGACTCTCGCTCGGCCAAGGCGGCCAATCCGGTTCGACGTACATCTTCAATGGCGTCGCCAATGTCGAGGAAGGACTTCGGCAATTGAGAGTCAAGGAAAAGCAGGAAGCTGCAACGCACGGTTGGGGGATTCGATGAGCGATCTGCTCCTGTTCGAGATCGAAGCCCCCAATGGAGCCCGGGCCGTGATTCATGGTCCGGGCTCCGGCGCTCAGGGCATCGAACTCGACGAAGACCCCGAGGGTTACTGGGAAACGCCAACGACCACGATCTGGACCGAAGGCGCCAGGCAGGAAGGCGGAACCTACAACGGTTTCCGCCACAACATGCAAGACGTCATTCTGCCGGTGCATATTTCGCCGACCGATGACATGTCGTGGCAGCAGGTGAAGTCGCACTGGTCGGCGATGTGGGAGTTCGATCGGATCACCTACCTCGTTGCCACGTCATCGTCGGGCATTCGGCGTCTCGGTCTCCAGAAGGTCGAGACGCCGAAGTTCAATCCGCGCAATGATCCTGGCCGTAATCGGTACGGCCACATGGTCATGACCCTTCGTGCGGGTTGGCCGTTCTGGGTCGAGAAGGACGAAGTCGACGTCTTCCAGTCCAAGGTCGGCGCACTGAAGGGGCATGTCACGCTGGCGAATCCAACGAACCGGCCGATGTACGTCAAATGGGTCGTCGATGCCCCGCAGGGTGGCCAGGTGACGTTGCCGGACTTCTCGTGGATCACCGACCCCGAACACGAGGACTACATCTGGCGTGGGCGCGTCGTCGACGTGCCCACGCTCGTCCCTGGGGAGAAGCTCGTCATCCGCACGTACCCCGACGAGGAGACGTACGAGTCGAACATCAACCCCTTGTTCTGGGCGCGGGCGAACTCCAAGGAGTTCGAGTTCGCAGTCCCTCCACACACACTCCCAATCGAGGTACCGATCGAGTGCACGGCGCCGAACATGACTGTGGCCGTTTATCAGCCACGTCACTGGACCATGGTGATGGGTGGTGAAGAATGACCGCCCCACTGCTCGACAATCCGCTTCTGCACGACCAGGAGCTGATGGATCGCATGCAAGCGATCCTCGACGACTCCGAACGCAAGAAGGAGAACCGCGCTCGACGTCGCCGCAAGCCTCCACTGATTCGCCTGTGGGACGGCGATATGAACTATCGCGGTCGCGTCTCGGTCGAGTGGGAAATGGCGGTCAAGTGGATCAAGAACAACTCGGGTCCCGGCCGGATCGTGCTGCCCGCCAACCACTATCTCGCCAAGTGGGCGGTCGATCCGTACGGGCGCGCGAAGCAGAACGTCCATATGACCGTCGACAAAGACGGCGCCCGGTGGGGTGGCCGGTTGCAGCAGGCTCGCCGAGCTGCACCGCGCGATGGGAAGAACTTCGTCGAACTGCAGTTCCTCGACGACTACGAGGAACTCAAACACCTTCTCGTCTGGTCGAACCCGTTCCTGCCGGCCATCATCCAGTTCCCGCGGTCCTTCGTTCTCGCCGGTCCGTCGATCTACATGCTCAAGCTGGCACTCTTCCTCAACATCATGCGGATGGAAGGCAACTGGTGGGCACTTCCTGACGACCCGATGGACCCAGCGCAATGGGGCCAGGGTCTCGACATGTCGAACTGGAACATGGTCGTCAAACCCGGCTCACTACTGGGTGATTCGTCGCCATGGACAGTGCTGTCGAGTCGGTTCAAGTACTGGCACGACATGGCCGAGCCGACCCTCGGCGATGCGCAGCTCATGGTCACCACCCGGCGATACCTGCAGGGCGACCCTCCCCCATGGCCAGGCGCGAATCTGCGTCACGGCACGATCGTCTTCGACGTCGTCGACAAGTCGGCCTACTGGGACGAGACCTCACAGGGCGGCACGATCTGGGATGGGCTCAAGCGGACCGTCGTCAACCTCGCGAGCAACCTCGTCGACGAGACGCTCGCCGAGGTCATCGACCCCATCGACCCGTACAAGGACGTCACAGGTAGCTCGATCTGGACGTACCCGCGTGCGCCGTATGTCGTGTACCGCGAAGGCCGAATCTCCGGGATGGAAGTCTCCGACTGGTGCCACAAGCACGGCGGCTCCGTCCAGATGGTCACCGGTGGCCACTCGTTCCCCGGCGTCGACGAGGGAATCTCGGCAGCAATCCAACTCGGGCTCAACAACCTCGGGCAACTGATATTCCAACCAACCCTCGGCACGATCGCCGACACGTTCCTCAAACCGATCTACAGCGGAACCGTAGCGGCATGGGTGTCGGTGAAAAGTCCTGTCCGAGCACTGAAGTACGGGTGGTCGCACTACCAGGAAGACATCGTCTCCGGCGGCGATCGGGCGTACACGCTCAGCTCGATCATCAAGATCCGCGAAGGCTTCTGGAAGTCTCGGCCTCGCATCACCCACCGCATGGAACTCGCGGACGGTCGGCCATATCTCATCGGCGACAACGGTCAGGGTCACTTCTTCCTCGGTGACCGCATCGGCTCCACGCTCAAGGACGTCGGAAAGCGCGGCCAGATCTACGTCGAGCAAGTCGCCGAGATCGAACTCGTCTGCGACCGCGGCCAGAACAAATGGAACGCCATCACCGGCGAACCCGAAGACCTCGAATCACCCACCGCGCGCGGCTTGCGTCAAATAGCGAACCTCGCCGGCGCAGCGCATGACCTAGGAGTGATCTGACATGGCAATCCCCACCCAGGCCACCGCCAACATGAGCGACCCGGAAGAGCATGTCCTCTGGGCGCTCATGGGCTCGATCACCACCCCGGACGGCGACGCCCTGATCACCACCGAGGAGTGCCTGCGCAAGGCGTCGTCGATCCTCACCCGCGCGGGGTATCGACATCACCCCGAGCTGCAGGAGATCAAACAGATCATTCCCGGCGGAATGGAGTCGGTGCATTGGATGGGCGTCGGGGCGGTCGAGTGGGTCGACATCGACACTCCTGACCCGGAAGTGGCGCCTGCACCGGTCAGCGATGCCATCGACCTCGACGCCATGTCTGGGTCCGACCTCATCCGCTTGGCAGAGCGACTGCAAGAGCGCGGCGTCATCCGGCCACCCGAAGACGCTGGGCCGACAGAGGATGTCGCGCAAGTCCGCACGATCGAGGTGGACTACTGATGACAGCACCGAATCGGCCGTATCCCGAAGGTGCGTACGGCAAGCGCGGCACGATGCGCGGGTACCAGGACATCGACGAGGCCGAAGCCATGCGTCGAATGCGCAAGCCGATCGACGATGCGAACAACACCGCGCACGGGCGATTGTTCGGCGGACTGTTCGGGGGATTCACTGGATTCGGGCAACTGCTCGACGACCTTGCGAAAGCCTTCCGAGGCGACGGCATATTCGGCCCAGGGCCACTGAAAGACATCCGAGACGGTCAACTGGACTACGCCTCCCGAGTTGATCTCCTCGAAGGAGTCCGCGGGTACGGCGCCGCGTACATGACATCCAATCCCGCGGTAGTCGCCGGGGCTACCAGGATGCCGTTCAATGCCCAACTCGGACCATTGAAAGGCGTGCAAGTCCTGGCGGCCGGTGGATTACGACTCGAATCCGAAGGGCTCTGGCAGATTTCGGCGACCACGCTCGCAAAATCCACACCCTTCGGCGGTGGTGACGAAACCGTGATGTACCTGTCGGTGCGTGAACCGGGCGGTGGTGTCATCTTCTCCGAGATTCCGGACGTGAAACGTCCCGGTGGATCTCGACTCACGCACCATGTCACGGCGCCATTCGTCATCCCGGAACCGAACTTCGAAGTGCACGTCTGGGTTACCTCGGCGAAGTGGCGGAACTTCGCCGGCGGAACTTGGTACTCGCGCCTGTCTGCAATCAAACACGACAACAGGGTCGTCGCCACGGGAACGCCCGACTACCCAGACGATCCGATCAATTAACTGACACAGAACTTTCCTAGGAGGAGACATGACCCTGTTCCGAACCGCCTATGGCAACACTCGATCCGAAAATGGGTGGCGCATGTGCACCCGCGCCGCGTGCGAGCGAATCCTGGTGCCCGGCGCAGACAATCAGTACCTCGCCGCAATGATCGTCCGCTCCGGACCATCCGAAATCGTTCTGCGAGCGTGGGCGATCTGGTACCACCGCAACGTCGAACGACTCGACCTCTACAAGGCCGGCGTCGGCGACGACTGGGGCTGGTCCGAGAAAAACGACGTCGGCGACTCGAACCATCTCTCTGGTACCGGCCTCGACTTCAACGCCACGCAGTACCCGATGGGTCAGCGGCGCATGTCCGCAACCATGGTCGCCAAGATCAACGAAGGCTTGCGGCTATTCGAAGGCAACATCTTTCACGGGCGAAATTGGAACCGCCCGGACGAGATGCACTTCCAACTCAACCGCGGCACGGCATCCGGCGACGGCGGATCCGCGAAGCTCATTGCTTTCGCGAAGCGCCTCGAAGCTGGATACCTCGGACTCATTGCAGGTACTCCGAACCCCACACCGGTGCCCACGCCGACGCCTGTGGCTCGTCCGACGCTTCGACGTGGCTCGACCGGCGCGGACGTCGTGTACCTGCAGGCCCTACTCAACCGGATGTTCGCGAGCTACTCCAAGCTCGCAGTCGACGGGGATTTCGGTCCTGCTACCGAATCGGTTGTGCGACAGGTGCAGAGCCGATCGAGCCTCGCCGTCGACGGCATTGTCGGCCCGGACACCTGGCGCGCGGCAGGTGTCCGGTGATCGCCCTCTCGATCGCTGCGGTCATCGTCGGCACCGCAGGCGTAATCCTCTGGGCCGCTTGCCGATGGGCACGCGGCTACGACTCCATCACCCGATCCGACCACTACGAACGAAGGAACTACTGATCATGGCTGAATCCGACAACACCATCACAGTCGGCGTCGAACTCGTCGGCGCCAACTCGATCGACACCAAAGCCTTCTGGCTCGACCTTCTCGACCGGACCGGGAAGACCTTCATCCAGACGTTGCTCATCTTCCTGGCCGGCGGGGCAACCATCGTGTCCGTCTCGTGGACTACGGCACTGTCCTCGGCCGCACTCGCAGCACTCGTCTCGTTTTTGATCGCACTGTCGACGTCGACGGCGATCACGTCAGGCAATTTCGCGATCGACCTTGCGGACCGCGTGGGACGCACTTTCGTCAGCGCGCTCGTTGGCGCCATTCCCGCAACGGGCACACTCTCGGATATCAACTGGCCTGACGCGCTCACCCTCGCAGCAACGGCAGCGCTCATATCTGTGCTGACGTCTCTGGCCTCGAGCAACCTCGGACCCACCAAGGGTTTGCCGTCCCTTGCGCCCGTCAAGCCCGATCTGATTGCACTCGATCCGATCGAGAGCGCCGACGAGACCGAGTATCACGGCGACGACGGCAGCTATCTCTCCTGACCCACTGACCCAGTAAGGGGGCCAGTGATGGTCCGAAGAATTGCCCTCGCAATCCTGGGTGTCACATCCGTAGTCCGGGGATCGTCGTACATCGGTCCGCGATCCCCGGACTCGTCACCCGCTCAACTCGCGTTCGTGGACCACCTGATCCCGCTGTCCTGGTACGCCGTCGGCTGGATAGTCACCGGTGCCGTTGCTCTCGTTGCCGTCTTCTGGCGGCGACTGCAGCCGATCGGATTCGGGTTCGCCATCGCCTTCAATCTCCTGTGGGCCGGCAGCTTCATGCTCTCCCAAGTCTTCCTGCACATACCGCGCGCCTACGTCTCGGCGACGAGCTACATCGCCATCGCCGGTCTCGCCATCTGCGTTGCCGCACTCAGTGAACGCTCGCACCCCCCGGAGATTCCCCAGGGGGTGGAATGTCGCCCCTCGGAATGACACTCGCTGGCATCGCAGCAACGATCCTCGCAGGATTGTTCGGATACCTCGGTGCCCGCCTGGCGCGAGCGTCATCGCGAGAGTCCAACACGACCGACAACTGGGCGGAGATGTTCAAAGCCAACGAGGCGCAGCTCGAACGAATGCAAGAGTCGATCGAGAAGCAGGATGTCAAGATCGGCCAACAGGATGAGAGAATCAACCGGCTCGAGAACATGCTCCGCGACGAGCAGAAGCGCTTTCGGCAGGCCATCGCCTTCATCCGAGATCTGTTGCGCTGGATTGAACACCACGTGCCCGGACAACAGCCGCCCACTGTTCCCGACTCACTGAAAGAGGAGGTGTGACCCATGGTCGCACTCAAGATCAACCTCGCCGACGTTGGCGGGCGGCCAGTCTCGTCTACCCGCGCGGTGTTCCTGTCCGCGCCCGCGCATCGTCCATCTGTCACGGTCGACGGACGAGTTGTGACAACGACGCCCTACCCCGTCAACATCGTGAACGGCCTTGCAACCGTCACGGTTGAGCCGGGCGAGCTCGTCGTCGAGATCCGCAGCGGCCTAGCTGATTCGACGCCCAAGCGCGTCACCGTGCCGAGTGGCGTCGAGGAGGTGACACTGGACGATCTTCTTGAATCCGCGTACGTCTACGACCCGCCTGTAGTGTCGCTCGTCAAACAGATGCGCGACGAAACCGTGCAGGCTCGCGACATCGCAGTCGCCGCAGCCGAGAGTGTCGGGCACATCGCCGACGACGTCGAACAGATCGCACGGGACCGAGCAGCGGCCGAGCTCGCACGCGACAAGTCGATCGAGGCACAGGGGCACTCGGAGAGCGCCGCCGGTTCTGCAAGTGACTCGGCAACCAATGCCGGGAACTCCGCCCGCGATGCGAAGGACTTCCGCGACGGCGCCGAGGAATTCGCCACCGCAGCGGACGGAAGCGCCACCGCGGCCGGCCAATCCGAAGAAGCCGCAGCGCAACACAAGGTTGCTGCCGAGGCCGCGTCTGAACGATCCGAGCAGATCGCCGCCGGAATCCAGGACGTCGCCGAAGACGCCGCCCAGGTCGCCGAGGATCGTCTGGCAGTTGAATCCGCCGCCTCCGCCGTCGCAGCCGACCGCCAGACCGTCACCGATGCGCGCGACGTTGTAGTCGCGGCCAAGGGTGACGTCGAGCAGATCCAGACCGACGTCCATCAAACGAAGACCAGTATCGAGAACACGGCCAACCTGGTCGATCAGACTCTCGAGCAGTACGGCGCCCAGTTCGTCACCGAACGCGAACTGTCTCAGCAGGCAGTGACGGACGCGACGACGCAGGCTCAGCGGGCAGAAGACGCGGCCGAGGGCATCATCGCTGGTTCTGTACTCGACAACGCGGTCACGACACCGAAGCTCGCCGACGAAGCTGTCACGAAGGCGAAGACCTCGCCCTCCGTGCAGACTTCGCTCGGCAAGGCGGACACCTCGGTGCAGGAGGGCGACTCTCGTCTGACTGATGCACGTCCACCGACCGCGCACTCTCATCCGGTCTCGGACGTCACCGGCTTGCAGGGCGCACTCGACGGCAAGGCTCCGACGGCGCACACCCATACCGAAGCTCAAGTCACCGGTCTGACAGCGAAACTCGCCGCTAAGGCAGATCTCGACGGCGCGGGCAAGATCCTCGCCGCACAGATCCCAGCAGTCGCCCTGACTGACTTCCTCGGCGCAGTCGGAACCCAGGCCGCGATGCTCGCCCTCGTAGGGCAACGCGGCGACTGGTGCACCCGCACAGACCGCGGCACCGACTGGCAACTCATCGCCGAACCCTCATCCACCCTGGCAAACTGGCGCGAGAAGACCTATCCCGCGTCACCGGTCTCGTCTGTAAATGGCCGGACGGGAGCGGTCGACACGTCCTCGGCCGACATCACCGATGCCACCACCGTTGGCCGCAACGTAATGAGGGCCGCCGATGCAGCGACCGCACGCTCGGCAATTGGCGTCGATGCACCGACCGATACGCGAACTCCCGCGCCGAATTCCGTGACCGTCGCGACGATGGCTTCAGCCGCGAAGCAAGACACTCTCCGATTCGGGCTTTGGTCGGATACCCGCAAGGTCGGCATCGGCGACGGATTCGCACCCGACGGGTGGGAATTCACCTACCCCGTCGTGGTGACGGGCTGGAAAGTACAACTCGGTACCGCGGACGCAGCAGGCGGCAGTCCGACCGTCATTCAGATGCAAAAGAACGCGGTCGACGTCGCCAGCGCGAGCGTCAGTGTTGCGGCCGGATCGCGCACCGGTTCTGTGACAGGAGCGTTCGCTTTCGCGGCCGGGGATGTGCTGACGTTCAGTCAGACCGGCATTGGAACGACGCCCGGCAAGCGAGCGTCGATCATCTTGTCGATGACGAGGGCCTGACATGTCGATGTACTGGTTCAACTCGGGGTCAGTCGATCTCGTGCCGCAGATATCGGCCACCGTGTACCACTTCAAAACCACGGGCTCCACGCTGACGTTCAACCTGCCACCGGCCGAAGTGGGTGACATACGGATCGCAGCGGTCGCTTCGATCCGCGCCTACGTCACTACCCGGCCGCCTACCGGGTGGGTCACCATTCAGGACAATGGCAGTTGGTCCAACAACAATCTGTTCGTTTTCGGCCGGGCCAAGCAAACAGGCGATTCCGATGCGGTGTCCTGGGCCACCGCCGGATACGACAGCGAGTTCATCGTCTTCGTGGCGGTGCTCCCCAAGGTCGCCCCGGTGCCGAACGCTTCCGCGAAATCCGAAGGCACAGGGCTCACATGGCCGACTCCGGCGGTGACGACGACCGTGCCGAATTGTCTGATCTTGCGGTACGCAGTCAGTTCCGGCACAGGAGTCTCAGAGATCTCCTGGGGTGGCGACGTCGAGTCTGTTTTCTCGTACACGATCACAGACAAATTGACTCTCAGTGCCGCAATTCAGAAGGCACGAGACCCCGGCGTCTATCCGGCAGTCAATGCCGGGCAACCAGCGAGCCGACGATTCTCGACGACCACAGTCGCAGCAGCGCCGATCGACTGACCGAACATGGCAGAGCCCCCGACCCTTCGAGGTCGGGGGCTTGTTGTCGTTTGCGGGGCTCACCGACCGTGAGACTGCGAGCGCACTGTCGGTGAGCCGTGCGCACCGAACCGCTGTTTTGCAGTGCGCAGTTCTTGGGGCCCGCCCCCGGGGGAATGACACCCGGAAGACGGGCCGATGCGGCCGACCATGTTACCGACATCGAAAAGCCGCAAATACTGTGTACCCGTCGATAGAGACGCCAAACTTGAGCACGGCGAGATTGGGCGCTTTCTTTGTTCCAGCACAACCGAACTCACCCACGACTTTACATCTTCAAAGTGTAGACAAATGATTATCGAACATGTAAAGTAAGAGTCACAACAACAGAGAGGAGGTGGGTGGATGACCGAAAGCCGAATCGCCCTGATAGTCGCGATCGCAACACTGATCACGAACATCTGGATGGCAATCCAGAATCGGGAGCCGAGGAAGCGAGGCAGACACCGGAAGCGGAAACGCTGACCTGAGACGGGACCGGAGTGAAGGAGACACCCCGGTCCCACCTCAAGGGTCCACCATAGAAGTCAACACAGCAAGGAGGCGCACATGCTTCAACGGAACTACGACATCGTCGCAACGATTAGCAGCGCTGCCGTCCTGACGATTCTCTCGGCCCCGTGGCCGCTCTGGATCGTCTGGGGCGGAATCGTGGCCTACCAGGTGCAGAATCGAATCCGGTTCCGCCATGCGTAAGCCTGGGATCTATTTGTCTCGGGTGCAGGTCGCCGAACGTATCGGCGTTCAGGCCGGCGCGCTGTCTCGGTACAAGTTGCCCGAACCTGATGTGATCATCGGGCCGGTCAACGACGACGGCACCATCCCCCGCGGTTCCGTGCGCGGCTGGCTACCCGAGACGATCGACAAGTGGAACGCCAACCGCCCCGGCCGCGGCAAGCGAACTGATCTTGCGCACTAGCCCCACAACAAAGGCCCCACCTCATTGCGAGGTGGGGCCTTTTGTTGTCTGTGGGCGAGCCTGCAACCAGGCTCAATATCTGCGGTTTCGTGCGCACGCAGGTCATAAACTACGGATCCCGATCGAGTTGTCATTTTATGACGGCGAATGAAACACCGAGCCCGTCACAGGGGTAGGCCCGTGACAGGTCGTCGACTGTGTGATGTACTGAAGTTGCTAGCTGATCCGGTCGCATGGCCGAGGTAGGTTAGCCGTCAAGGGGCCCCTCGAAGCATTGCTTCGGGGGCCCTTCTTCTATGCAGGGAAGACGTAGAGCCCATCACCACGCGATGGCGACACTGCAGCAACCCTGACATCGCCAAGTAGATCCCACATCAATTCATTGCAAATCAGGTTCGTTCGTCCATTCCGCGGGAGGACTTTGACTGCAGCTGCATATGCCGCGATATCAGCGAGTTGAATGAAGTATGACTGCTGCGAGTCCCGAGGGGCCGGGTCTTCGATAATCAGTGGAGCGCTGGTTCGCTCACCCGCGGCGGTCCAGGTAAACTTCCTAAATCGGCGGACAATCTTTCGAATGTCACCGTCCTGGCCGTTGTCATGGATCAACAGAACTGGAGCGCCGGTGCTCTCAGTCCGCTTTCGTAGCCGCTCAAGAAGGTAGCGCCAAGCCATATCCAGGACGTCGACATCCTTCTTTACCAGCTTGTCCTTGCGAATCACAACCGAGAACGTGCCTGACGACAATCGCTCGATCGCGCGCATGTGCATCTGATAAATGTCACGCAACTGACCATCGCCCAACCCGAGGTCGCGGTAAACCTTCTTCGCTCCAACAATGTGGTTCGCCTTGGCTTCTTGTCGAAGAAGGACGCCGTACTTCCTTTTGATCTCGCGTCTCATTTTGACCAGATAGTTGAGACGATCATCCCAATCATCCATGGGAATCAGTACGCATGTCAGCGTGAAGGTCTTCGACCCACCACTCATGCCCACATCACCAGATTCGTCGATATAGGCAAATTCTGAGGTCGGCGATTGGGCCGACAGCTTCATGCGTTTGAGGGTCTCATGGCTGAGCGGGTGGCTCGCAATGCTAGTCATGCGCCACTGCTCGACGCATGCCGCGTCCACCGGGTACCGTCGTTCACGTCGACACTTCACCTGTCGGCCGGGCCCTGGGGATGTTTGCCGCATCTGCCGGGGCTGATCTTTATAGTGCCGAAATCATTGCATGCATCACGATTGGACCCTGAACCGGACTGCCCGGTATGGGAGCCGAAAGAGCGAGTGGGGCTTCGTTGTCTATGCGGGGCCGAGCTGGTCTTCCCTTACCCTCTCGGCCCCGCGCGACAGACTGTAGGTGAGGGCACCGACAACACTCGTATCAACAATGCCCCCACCCTCCGATCGCTGGAGCGTTGGGGGCATTCGTCGTATTCGCAGCGACTAGCTGAGTGACATCTGAATTCCGGCCTTCATCTCTTCACCCGTGTACGTCATCTTGTTTCTCGCTGCCACCTGCACCGTGTAGAAGTCCTCACCGCCAGGAACTTCCGCGGTAAACCTGAAGGTACATGTGAAATTATCCTTCGGGCGACCCTGATTCAGCTTCGTCTTTACGAGCGGCTCCCCCGACTTGTCGGAGATGAGAACCGAGACGCCTTCCCTGATGTCACTGAATCCATCCTTGCCGACACATCCACCACGCTCGTCGATGTCCGGCCGGATCATGACTTGGTTCAGCGCAAGCATGCCCGTGAAGTCGATCGGCTCCGCCTTCTCGGGCTCGCTAGAACATCCGACCAAAACCAGGGCGGTAACGGCGAATACCCCCACGCGTGTCTTCTTCATGGGGGTATCAAACCAGAGGTGGCGCTCATAACATCGAACTCGGTCGGTTCAAACTCCACTGCGACCCCAGCGAGCGGACGTCCGGTCCCGGCCTGGTCCCGACTCAGCGATGCAAACGCTGAAAAATACGAGAACATCGCAAACCGTGAAACAATGTCAGACCAGCAGCAATGCCGAACTGCGACAAACACTTCGAGAGATGTGAAGATTCTCGACATCTTCGAGGGCACCCAGCAGATCCAGCAGCTGATCGTCGCACGCCGCCTGCTCGGAAAGTCGTCCGCCGAACTGAA